TGATGCCATTAAACTGTTTAGAGTTGGATGTGCAGAATTAACCAAGGGTGTGGGAACTTTCTGTATATTAGCAAAGAAACTTGGAGCCTTGACAGCATCTATTATAGTGCCTCCTCCCATGTCCTTAAATTTAGTAGTTAGTTCACCCATACCAGCGAAGCCAGCAGTGTCAGCTGGATTGGCCGTTTTTGTGTAGTCACTGAGATCTTTTAGTCCCTGCATGCCTGTACCAGTCTGACCTTGTATTTGTTCAGAACCAAATGATCCACCTTGACGACTGGTACCTGATGCTGTGGGGAACCCTGTAGTAGTTGGTGCTCCAAATGTTGATGTTCCTGCTCTGGGTACTGTTGTTGCCACTGGTGGTCGAGCTGAGCTACCACCAAGAGCATTTTGTGTGTTATACAAACTACTATCATCACCTTTATAGCTTGGCAATCCAGCAAATGGATTGTTAATTTCAAACTGATCAGCAGTAACATTTATAGCTACTGGATCTTTAATGTTAGTAAGTACAGTTGATATCTTGTCAGCATAAACAGGATTGTGTATGTCATTGAGATCAACACCAGCTTCAATCAGTTTTTGATTTACACCAGTAGCGTTGGCTAATTTATTTTTTGTTAGTGCTTCTACCATCCCACTAGGTGTACCAAAATGCTTAACATTTATACCATTGAACATGGTTCCAGTTGATGCCATAGCCTTACCTGCTCCCGGTAAGCTACCTAGAATATTTGTAATGCCGCGATCTCCCATACTTGACATATCTGTAATACCACTGCCAAAATCACTGTATGAACTATTACTGAGAAAATTCGTAGCGTTCAGCACATCATTGCTGTTAGATATGTGTGATTGTATCTTACCAACGATAGTACCAAACCCACCAGCATCATCTTTGTTGAATAATTTACTTTGTATAGTAGTTAAAGTATTAAGTGCGGCTTGTGCGTTGACATTCGCTGGATAGTCGCTACTACTAGCCACAGTCTGCAGGTTGTCCATGGCTGTTTTTACATTGGCAGCTAAATCAATAGCTACCCCGTTACCTTGTGCCATACCAACCATAGCTGTTATAGTTGCAGGAGTTAGTGAAGATGCAGGAGTACCAATGGCGACATATTGCCCATCGGCCACCGTGGTCATTGATCTTGCACTAGCTATTATATCATCTGCCATATTTCAATCCTAGATTATAATGCCACCTTGACTAACTGGTTGTATTCCTGTTGTCGTTTGTATATAATAATTTTCAACTTCTTTTGCTGTCTTACAGTGCATCATGACATGACGTTTATCTAGAATAATATTTTTTTCTAATTCACTAGTAAATAAACTTTGCATAAGGCCAATACCTTTTTGGCTTGGCATGACTGTACAAGGTTTACCTACTGTAAATGTGTCATCTAATTCTTCTATAATCTTAGCAACAATCTCGTCACCATTGACCAGTTTAAATGTTACTATAGTATCTTTGTCGTATTTGTTAGTTACTAACACTTGATTCCCCTAGTTTATTGAATAATTCTTCATCTGATAATTTTGCCAGACCTTGATATCCACCTTGCACAAACAAAATATTTCCTAAATATATTTGTGGTGCTGTGCGATGCCCTTGAACAATCAACCACTCACGTGCTTCTTGATCTTCATCAATTTTAATTTCATTAAAAGCGATATTTTTATTTTTAAGTATATATTTTACCTTATCACAAAATGGGCAATTATTTTTTGAATAAATTGTTAACATTTTATTTCCTATTATATTTCTTTTCTTATTAATCTTACACTCGATTTTGTTTCCTGTTGCCAACGGAAAAAATAATCTGACCAAATTGGATCTATTTCTTTATTAATTTTTTCTGCTTCTTCATTTTCCCAAATATATCCATCTTGAACTACTTCAAGTTTACCTTCGGTTACCTTTTCCTGTCTATAGGTCTTTTGCCTCTTATCTGCCTCTTTATAAATTTCTTGTTCCTCTTCAGATAAAGTGGCGATCCATTGATCTAAACTAATAAACTGACTTCCATCAGTTGTATAACATTCAAATTCCCATTTTATTGCCATCTGAAATGCCTATAACTCTGGTAATTCATCGTAGTCAACGTTTTCACCCATGACACCAATCACATAGTTCGTTGATTCATTTTCTTGTAAAGCTGTCTGTTTCTTGCTGGTATCACTATGCTTGTTAAACCAAGGTATAGGAGTAGTCTTAGGTGCTGGATTACCGTACTTGATACCAATTTCCTTTAGTGCTCCTACTGCTGTGTAGTCTACAAACTCTTTTAAGATAGCAGCGTTGAGCCCAATCACTGGACCTAACTTGAACAAATAGTCTGCCCAGGCTTTTTCTTCATCAATGACATCTATATACAATTTGTATACTTCTTCTTGGCATTCTTCTTTGACCTTGGCAAAGCGTGCATCTTCTTTTACTACCTGATTGATCAGCCAAGCAGTCCACTCTTTGTGTAGTAGTTCATCTTGTAAGATCAACCCAATGATATTACCGTTGCCAATAAAGATCTTGTTCTCTACCATGGCTAGACTAGTAGCAAAACTTACCATAAAGCGGAATGCTTCCAATCCGTAGCTGGCATTTAAGGCCAACCATATGGCTTTAATATGTTCTTGTTCATCTATTTTATGTCCTAGTTCTACCTTGCAATTAATTACATGTAGCGCATCATAGTAGTTACCAATATTTGATGCCATATTGACTATCTCCGCAGTGTTGTGGATAGTGTTGAACACATCCTTGGGCACATTATAGATATTACGTATGATATGGCTGTAGCTGCGACTATGTATATTAGTTTCAAAGAAACTCCAATTATACATCAGTGCTTCTAATTCTGGAATACTTACCACTGGCGTGAATACCTGTGCAGGACCACGACCTTGAAGACTATCAAGAGCAGTCTGACGTAATAGGTTGCTGGTGAAGATATGTTTGACTGTATCGCTAGCATCCTTCAAATCGTTTGAATCTTTAGTCAAACTAACTTCTTCTGGGATCCAAAAGAATCCACGAGCAGTTTGCTCTAACTTAACAAGTTTATTATATTTGACTTCCTCAAATCGTTGTACGGTTACTGGACCTGCTGGGTCAAGAAACATCTTGCGATTAAGATAATCAGTATCATGTTTTAAATCGTATTGTAATTTACTCATTTTAATATTCCATCTTTGTCTATTTTATTTAACAACATTTCTGCCCATAGTTCATGTACATTGAATTCCGGATGAAATCCGTCCTCTTGGAGCCCATTCTCAATTGTTTTAGCTAATTCATATATACCATCTTTATTACTGTTAATAAATAACCATCTATTGAAATCAATTTGGTCATACAAATAATCTAAATCCTTAAATTTCCTTATTCCAAAATCTTGTTCACCTACTAAATCTTCATCAGTCCAATAATTCATATATGAGCTCATTATATATGGGATATTGTTTTGTTTTAAATAATTTTGTAAATTAATAACATGAATTAAAGTATCCTGTGCCATAGTACGATTATTACTTATTTTATACAAATTATCAAAAGTTTCTTTGGCAATTCTATCCCACATCCAACTTCCACAAAATCCTCCACTAAGTAAATAGCTTGTATTTGCTCCTGCCCATCTGACATAATCTTTATATCCTGAAAATGCCGACATTAAAACATCATCTGTGTGATCTACTGTTAGTTCTTTCCTTGTTAATCCACTCCACATTATTACTGCCAGATCTGGTTCAAATCCTCTGACATGGCTATCTAATACAATCTTGTGACTGATATATCTATTCCCTGCTCCAGGATGTCCTTGATTAATTAAATTAACTTTTAATCCTCTTTGCTCTAACTTATCTGCTAGCATTTTAGGCCAACCACGCATCTGAGCAAAAGTAAAACTACAACCTACTGTATATAAATTCACAATTATGCCAACTAAAGTTTACAAGATTCACAATCATCTTCAACAGATGATTCGGATTCTACTATAACTTCTGATGATGTATTTTCTCTTATTTCATCTACAGCTTTGCTACCTGCTTTGTTGATTAAACTGTAGTAGAATGTTTTAATACCCCAGCTATGTGCCTGCATTAAGTTTTTAGCAATCAGTGTTGTAGGAACTTTACGATCTGGAAAATGTGCTGGATTATAAAATGTATTTGTACTAATACTTTGATCTACATACGCTGCTAATACCGCCGCAGTCTTTAAATAGCCATCGCAGTCTCGTTGGTCCCACATCAGCTGATAACGATTTTTAAGTTTGTTATATTCCGGAACGACTTGTATGAACGATCCTGCTTTGGATTCTTTAACTGATATTAGGCTCATTGGCATTTCAATACCGTTAGTTGATCCAATAACCACACTGGAACTTTCTACTGGAGCGATAGCCATCAGTGTAGCATTACGTACACCATATGATCTCATGTCGCTACGTAGCTGTTCCCAATCCAATTCACGTGTTGGGGTAAAGTCAGCAAGTTTGTTTACTGCCTTGGCACGTCTTTCCCATGGAAAATATCCTTGACCGTAGCGTGTTTTTTCACTGTGTAAACATGCACCACGTTCTTTAGCAAGTTCAACTGTGGCTTCTGTTAGATAGTATGCCTGATGTTCCATCCATATCTTGACATCTTGTAAGGCTTCTGTCGTGCCATATTCATATCCACGTTTAGCATGCCAATAGGCTAAATTAGTTACACCAATGCCTAATGGTTGTATTTCATCATTGCTTAATTTACTTTGTATGCTTAAGAAATCTTGGTAATCTAAAATATTACATAAACTACGTTGTAGGACACGGCATGCACGGCGCATATCTTCTGGGTTACGGAACGATCCCCAGTTGATAGATCCCAGAGTACATAACGCTATGCGGCCAGTCTCGTCGTCTAATCTCTTGAATGGACGGGTTGGTAATAGGATCTCACAGCACAAGTTACTTTGATAGATAGTATGATATTCGGGATCAAATGGTCCTTGATCCATGACATTATCAATAAACACCAAATAGATGCGACCCGTATCTGTGCGTTCTTTTAGAATACCTGATTTGAATACTTCTTCAGCACTCATAGTTTTCTTACGTAGGTCTTTACGCTTTTCGTATTTTACATACAGCTCTTCAAACTGTGCTGTGTTCCTATAGAATGCTTCATATAAATCAGGTACTTCGTTAGGATCAAAGAATGTGATATTCTCTTTGTTTTTAAATCTTCTCCAGAAGAAGGCTGATAAGACCACACCGTAGTCCATGTGTCTAACTCTTGTTTCCTCTGTGCCTTGATTATTTTTAAGCACGATAAGATCATCAAATTGATGATGCCATATCGGATAGAATACTGTTGCTGACGCATTACGGATGCCACCTTGCGAACAACTACGTAAATCACCAAAC